TTTGAGATTATCAACCTTTCGTAACTTGCGCGCAATGGCTAACTGGTTCCAAAGAATTTTTAAGCGTGACGGCTACCAAGTAGCGTACACAGGTCACCATAGTTTTGCTTCGCACTTGCGCGGTATCAGCTCGCGGTCGGGTGCTTTTGTGGACACCGAGTCAGCCATGGGCCTCAGTACAGTTTACGCTTGCGTCCAGCGCATAAGCAGCACGATCGCGCAGCTGCATCTTGACGTCATGCGCCGCACCGAGAACGGCGTGCAGGTCAGCGTCGGCCATACCATTCAGGACCTCATCAGCGTTGAGGCAGAAGAAGGATACACAGCATACGACTTTTGGCAGACCTACGTCGCTAACATCTTGATTTATGGCAAGGCGTACGCTATAATCAAGCGCCTGCCAAATGGCGACCCTTACGAGCTTTGCCTTGTCAACCCTAAGTCGGTCAAAGAAAAGATGGTTGACGGTGAGGTCATGTACGAGGTCAAGGACCGTGGCGTGTACATGCACGCCGACATGCTGCGCGTTTGCAACCTGTACGGACAAAGCCCTATTGAACTACACCGCGAGATGCTCGGACTCGCCAAGGCAGCGCAAGATTTTGCTGCTGAGTTCTTTGGTAGCTCAGGCAATATGACGGGTATCTTGTCCAGCAACGAACCGCTCAAGAAAGAGCAGATTGATATTATTAAAGACAGCTGGAATAACAGCGGCGACCAGCTCGGCACTAAGCTGCTGCCGTTTGGTTTTCGATACGACCGCATTGCAGTTGATCCTGAGAACGCGAGCCTGACCGAGCAGCGCGATTTTTTGAATCAAGAGATTTGCCGAATCTTTGGCGTACCGCCGAGCTTGGTGGGTGTGCAGTCGAACGTGACGTACAGCAACACGGAGCAGCAGGCCATCCAGTTTGCCAAGTACACTATCGTACCATGGACTCGGCAGATAGAACAGGAGATGAATTGCAAGCTCATCGCACCTGACGAGCGCCTCACACACTTCACGCGCTTCGACCTTGCTGACCTTTTGCGAGGCGACAGCGTGAGCCGCGCGCAGTATTATGACACGCTGGTCAAGGCGGGCATCATGAGCATCAACGAAGCACGACGCACGGAGGACATGAACGGCGTAGCAGGTGGCGACGCTCACATGGTCCAAGTCAATCAGATTGCGCTCGACAAGCTCGACGAGTACAGCACTAAACTCAGCAGCGGTGTCTAAGGATTATCCTGATAGCGCAGTAAATAACGCCAAGCGCGTCCTTAAGTACGTTGATGAAAACGGATGGGGTAGTTGTGGCACGCCAGTAGGCAAACGCCGCGCTAGTCAGATTGCCAGCCGCGAGAGCTTGAGCGACGACACTATAAAGCGGGTGTACAGTTTTCTAAGCCGCCACGCACAAAACGCTGACGTACCATATGACGAAGGCTGTGGCGGTTTAATGTATGACGCATGGGGTGGTAAGTCGATGCTGCCGTGGGCAAAGAAAAAAGTAGAACAAATGGAAGAAAAGAATCAAAGCCAGCTATCTGAGCTGCGCAACAAATACGGCGAAAACGTAGAGCTGCGGACCGCCGAGGTGCGAGCCGCTGGCGACGACTCGCTAGTCATCGAAGGTTACGCTGCCAACTTTGAGGAGCGCACAGACCTCGGATACTTTAAAGAAGAAATTGCACGCGGTGCCTTTGAGGACGTTATGGAGGACGACGTGCGGCTGCTACTTAATCACGACGGTGCACCCATGGCTCGCACCACGAACGGCACGCTGGAACTAAGCGTAGACGAGAGCGGCCTTAAGTACCGTGCAGCTTTGGCCGACACGCAAGACGGTCGCGACATGTACAAGCTAATCAAGCGCGGCGACATCACACAGTCAAGCTTTGCCTTTACCATTGGTGAACAAGAGTTTAGCGAAGACCGCAGCGTGCGGCGCGTGCTCAAGGTGTCGCGCTTGTTAGACGTCAGCCCCGTCACTTACCCAGCGTACCCAACTACTACGGTAGCAGCGCGACAGATGGCCATGCAACAGCCTGAGCCAGTACAAGAAATTCAAACGAAATCAGAGGCGCAACCTGAAAAACAGCAAGTGCGTACCTTTGAGCAAACAGCGGAAAGTAAGCCCGCAAAACATTTTAAGATTATGAACTTACGCAATTCAAATGATGCGGCCCGCTACATTTCTCAGTTGGAGGACAAGTTGGCTAACATCAACGCCCTCGCAGAAACCGAGGAGCGCGCGTTGACTTCTGAGGAATTGGAAGAAACGCAAGATATTCACGCAAAGCTCGAAGCTGCAGAACAGCAGCGCGACGCACTTGCAAAAAACGAACAGCGATTAAAGGCTCGTGCCGTTGCAGCCGATGCGGTTGTGCGAAGCGACAAGGAAGCGATCAAGGCAAACGCTAAGTTTGACTTTGGCAAGGCTTTGCGCGAATTGTCAAACGGTCAGGTGTTGACAGGTTTGGAGAAGGAAGCACTAGAAGAAGCACGCCACGAAGCATCTTCACGCGGCCTTGAGATTCGCGGAAACTTTGCGATTCCTCAGAGCATGTTAGTTGAGGCTCGTAACGTATACGGCGTTGACGCAGGACAGTCAGGCGTAAACGACGCAGTGACAACTGTAGCCACAGAGGTGACTGAGTTGGTTGGTGCTTTGCGTGCAAACTCTTTGCTGACTGCAACAGGAGCCACACAGCTTAACGGTTTTGTTGGCGACATCAAAATGCCATCGCTTCCAACTGACGCCGCATCTACACCAGTAGAAGGTGCTGCAGTAGGTAGCAACACTGGCTCAATGGGTTCAGCTACTTTGTCACCACAACGCATCGCACAGCAGATGATCGTGACTAAGGAGGCCATGAACCAAACAAGCGGCAACATGAGCAACGTAATCGCTGCAGACTTTGGTCGAGCTATTGCCATTGCTCAGGACAAGATTGCTTTGAACGCCATCCACGGTGTTGGTGGTGCAGCTGCTTTGGCAGGTAAGACGGGTACTGTCGTAGGCCGTGCCGAAACAGGTGACAACGACATCCCAGCCATAACTGCTGCAAATGTTCGCGACTTGTGGAGCACAATCACTGCAAACGGTGCAGAGAACAACACGGCATTCGTTGCTCACCCGTCTGATTTTGCTTTCTTGATGGGAATCGAAAACGTATCTAACGTGAGCGCTTTGGTCGAAAACGGTCAAATCATGGGATACAATGTTTTGTCTAGCGGTACAGTGCCGTCAATTGACGCCACTGCTGTCAATGCGGATGAATTCCTAAGCGACGCAGAAGCAGAGCCATTTGGTGCTGCCGGTGCAGCTTTGCGATTCTTGTACTACGGTGACTGGACAGACTTGTTCTACGCTAACTGGGGTGGTTTGGATGTGACAATTGATCCATTTAGCCAGTTATCAGAGGGCAACGTCAAGATTGTAGTGGATACTTTCTTTGACGCAAAAGTCCGACGCGCTGAGTCTATCGGTGCTATGGTCTTCGCTCAAGCGACTATCTTGGGAGCTAACGGATAAGGTTAGATTGAATGAATGAAAAGGGCCTCGCAACCATGCGGGGCCTTTTTTTTATCTTGCACCCATGTACTACACTTTAGAGATTACTGGCGCGGCGACTGAGGCCAGCATTGTCAGCACTGCCGACCTTAAGACTTTTCTGCGCGTAGACCACAGCGACGAGGATACGCTGATTGAGGCGCTACGGAGCGCGGCCATCGAGTACGTTCAGAACTATTGCAACGTGCAGCTGGGCGACGTCACGGCAGTCATGTATCTTGATCAGTTCCGTGGTACGTGGGAAATCCCTGTTGGTCCTGTGCGCAGCATCACCAGCATCGTCTACAACAACACGCCCAGCACGACGCTCACCTTGGCGGCCTCCCAATACTACAGCGACCTCAAACGCAAGCCCGCACGCATCACTACTATCTCACCGCCAACTGTGCATCCTGACACAAGCAACGGCGTGCAGGTAACCATGGAGTTGGGTTACCTTGAGGCCGAGGTGCCTGACGGTTTAGTGCATGCCGTCAAGCTGCTGGTCGCGCACTTCTATGAGAATCGCAATATTGTCGTAGTGGGTACGAGCACAGCAGA